TAAGATTTTTAATCAAGATATTAGTAAATGGAATGTTAGTAGAGTAACTAATATGAATTATTTGCTTCTTGTACTAATTTTAATGGTGACATTAGTTCCTGGAATGTTAGAAATGTAACTGATATGACAGGTATGTTTTATAAAGCTAAGATTTTTAATCAGGATATTAGCAAATGGAATGTTAGTAATGTAACTGATATGAGAGATATGTTTGTATATGATAATTTTAAATATGTAGATATTCTTAAAGAATACTTCAATGGAATTATTCCAAAGGGAAAGATTATTGATATTCTAAAAGATAAATATCCAGAGGAATTTATATAATAAATTGATTTAAGTATTAAATCAATGTTATAATAGAACTATAATTAGCAATAATGCTATTGAATAATAATTATAAAATGAAAATAGTAAAAGTAACAAATAAAAATATAAAAAACATAATTAAAGACCTTATTGATAAATATGGTAATAATGTAGACCTTAATCATCTTGATGTTAGTAATGTAACTAATATGAGTCATATGTTTGCTTCTTGTTCTAAGTTCAATGGCGACATTAGTTCTTGGAATGTCAGTAGAGTAACTACTATGAGTTATATGTTTCGTAATTGTACTAAGTTTAATGGTAACATTAGTTCCTGGAATGTTGGTAATGTAACTGATATGACAGATATGTTTTATAATTGTACTGATTTTAATCAGGATATTAGTTCCTGGGATGTTGGTAAAGTAAAGAATATGAGTTGGATGTTTGCTCATTGTACTAAATTTAATTCGGACATTAGCTCCTGGGATGTCAGTAAGGTAACTGATATGAATTGTATGTTTTACAATACTAAGATTTTTAATCAAGATATTAGTAAATGGAATGTCAGTAGAGTAACTAATATGTATGAATTATTTGCTTATTGTACTAAATTTAATTCGGATATTAGTTCCTGGAATGTTAGTAGAGTAACTAATATGAGATGGATGTTTGCTCATTCAGATTTTAATGGTGACATTAGCTCCTGGAATGTTAGTAATGTAACTGATATGAGAGATATGTTTTCAAATGATAATTTTGAAAATGTTGATATTCTTAAAGAATACTTCAATGGAATTATTCCAAAGGGAAAGATTATTGATATTCTAAAAGATAAATATCCTGAGAATTTTATTTGAAATAACATAATTCTGTACTAAAATTATGTTATAATAGAACTATAATTAGCAATAATGCTATTGAATAATAAAAGGAATATGAAAAATTAGTTTAAATTGTAATTCATAAATATAAATATAAGCACAAAATAAAGAATAAAGAATAAATTCTTTATAATCCTTATATTTAAATCTTGGTTTTTTTTATAAACTGAGTTAATTCTTAATAGTTCGGTTATTCTATACATTTATAGAAATGAAACTATCGTTGGGTGAGATGCCCAAATCAAATTTGTGCTAAATTAAAAGGTTGTTATATTATAATTATTAATATAACAAATGAAATATCACTATGTTTATAGAATTACAAATACATTAAAGAATAAACATTATATAAGGATATTTTAGTTTTTTTTTTTGACTATGCAGAAAAATAATACACAATAAAAAAAGCAAACAGATTAACGTTCATTAAAAATATATCAAAATAAGTAAGAAACTAGTGCTCTATATATCGTATCTATGGTAATAATGCTATTGAATAATAAAAGGAAGGAATAAAATAAAAAATAGATTAAAAAATGCTTATATGACAACTGCATATACCTTTGCAAATCTTTCATATGCTAAACGTTTAAAAGTTGGGTGTATTATTGTTAAAGATGAAAGGATTTTATCTATAGGATATAACGGCACTCCTTCTGGTTGGTCTAATGAGTGTGAAATTGAGAAAGATGGTAAAATAATATCAAAAAATGAAGTTATTCACGCTGAAGCAAACGCCTTAGGAAAATTGGGAAAATCTAATGATACCTCAAATGGTGCAGATTTATTTGTTACATATAGCCCATGCATTAATTGCGCTAAACTAATATATGTTGCTGGAATAAGAAGTGTATATTTTAGAAAGGAGTTTCGTGATTTATCCAGTTTAGATTTTTTAAGAAAATGTGGTATTCATGTTGAATGTATTTAGCCCAAACAATACCACTTAATGTATGTTTATTTAGGAATTGTTATAAATAAACGTACTAAATCTATGTTATAATAGAACTATCAAAAGCAATAATGCTATTGATTAAAATAGAGAATATATTATGAATAATAAAAAGTTAACAAACAAACAAATAAAAGATATATCAAGATTATATTTATCAACTTTTGTAGCTTTAGATAATGAATTTGATTATGAAGGTAGTTGTGATATTTTAGAAGAAGATAGGTCAAAAATAAGAAAACAAATCTCTAAATTAACAGAACAGTTGATAATGGGTTTAGATATTGATAACTATCCTACCACTACAATGGATATTATTAATTTTATCAGAAATCAGTAGATTAAATATAAATAACGCTATAATAAGGGGAAGTAAAATGAGTTTTAAAGAATTTTTAGAAAAAGGTGATATTATCTTAGAAAATGGTACAAAATATAAAAAAGGTGATATTATCTTAAAAAACTGGACTAGCACAGTTAATATGTTATTTAAAGTTCGTAAAGTTGAAAAAACATACCTAGTTTGCAAAATGGAGATTCCTGAACATGAAGATTATGAAAATTATACAGTTTATAATATTAAATTCGAATACATTTTACCACCTACTACGGTCAATATGAAAAAGTTATCAGACGAATATACTAAAAACCAAATTAAGAAATTAGTATTTTATTCTTAAATAAATTGATATGGTGATAATAAAACTGAAACATTTCAAAATTTTAATTATTAATAAAATTTTGAAATGTTAGTTTAAAACAATAAAGGATATAAATAATTTGTAAAAGTTATTCTTAAAAGCAATAAAATGATATTGATTAAAATAGAGAATATATTAATAGGTAAATTAAGAGAAAAAACTATATTAAATATATAAATGGCTGATGTTAAATAGATAACTTAGGTACTTTTAATAATTTTATAATAATCGTATTTAATATCAACCGATAGAGTATATTCTGTCATTTCATCTTGTGTATCTAGTTGAATATCACTAATAGTTTCAATTCGGCAGTTAGAAAATTCCATTCTAAATAATGGGTTACTTTTACTATTATTGATTTGAACCCAAAAGTTGAATTCTATACTTGCAAATAAACCACTCTCGGGGTTGATATTTAGATTAATTTTATCCATAAATTCATGGTAAATTTGAAAATCTTCATCTATCAACATTTCAAATGCTAATTGGTTGTACGTTATAGTATCACCACTTAAATTAAGTCTAGTGCCAGATCTCCCGCCTACTTCAGGGTGTGAAAGGTTAATCCCAGGTATATTTACTGAAGTTAGGTAAAATGGTAAAAGGGGAAATTTATCAGACCCAGCAAAAAAATTTGTTTTCTGTGCGAAATTATTTGTGTTCATAATATATCCTTATAATTATAAACATAATATAAATATATTTTCCTCTATATTTTTAATAAATATTATGTTATAATATTTATAAAAATAACTAAACAATAATGAAGCATAATTATACAAACGAATTAGAGTTAAAATCTCTATTGATTAGAATTAAAAATTATCGTGTTGGAATTGGTACATCAAAAAATAATACAAAAATCAATAAATATATTAAATGGTATATAAAAATTAAGAATACAAAATACGATTCAATAATAAAAAAAAATATTACTAAGAAAAGGTTAAAATCACAAATTATATCTTTATCAGAAACAACATGCTCAGATACCGTATCTTATGAACGCTTTGGAGAAATTATTCTTCTAATGATTAAAAATATTCTTAGGAAACCAAATTTCTCATCTTATACTTATAAAGATGATTTTTATTCTGATGCAGTATTTAAGATTTTAAAATATCTTCATAATTTCAATCATAACTTAATTTCTGAAAGAACTGGATTATTAGTAAATGCTTTTGCTTATATTTCACAGATTATACATAATAGTATTTTATTTATTATTAATACTAAAAAGAAAGAAAAAGAAAATTTAAAAAAACTCATTGATATTGAGCGTATTAACTATGATTTTGAAATTAAAAATTACGGAGCTAGTGATAAGAACACTTATAACATACCTAGTAACTGGGATGCTAAAACAAAAGTTACAGAAAACATATATATTGATGAAATCAAAACTTCATTAATTGATGAATTATATTCATTAAAAGAAACTATAGAACGTGTAAATATATTAAATGTTTTCTACCCATTTGATTATGAGATTTCTTTTGAAGAATATAACAATTTAAAAGATATTTTAAAGGGGAATGTAAATATAATAAGGAGTTCAGATGAGCATTGAAACTCAATATACACATATAGTAAGTAGAGTTTTGGAATATATTGATATGGTTAAAGAAACTGATAAAGACATATCGTTGCTTGAAATTATCTCTGAATTTTGTTTTAAGAATGATTTAGAAGTCTATATGGTTGGAGATGCTATTGCTTCAGATGTGTACCTTTCATCATTCATTAAAAAAGATTGTGAATTTCATAATATTATTAAAAGTAAAAATTTACCACTTGATAAGTGGTAATGTAATATTTAATAACAATGATGTTATTAAACAACAGGAGAAGTAAAATGACAAAAGAAGAAGTAAAACGAATGGACGATAATGATGCAATGGGCAGAAAACTTTATAAAGTTTTCAAAAAAATAGTGAAAGTACAGCATGATGGTAGTGATTTGCCTAAGTGGGAAGACCTTAACCATCATGGTAAAGGTTGGCATGCTATAGCAGATGTAGTTAATAAAATGAATAAAAGAAAACCAGTAAAAAATATTTGGAAAGAAGTAAAAGATGTTATTGATAGTTGTGCAAGTTACAGTGATGTTAGTGAATCTAAAATTGCTAACAATTTATTAGACGAATTAATTAAAGGTAGAAATATGCACAGATCTGGTGACTATTTATCAGAATATTTTGGACTAAATAAAAATCAAACTGAAAAAGAAACAATAAAAAAATTAGCAGATGCGTTTATTAAGTGTCATACCAAAATCCAGACCGAAGAATTTGCACACAATATAATTGAAGATACTTTAAAAAAAATGCCGGGAAGGTACACGTTAGAATTTGCACAGAATTTGATGGATCACCAAAATAAACAGAAAGGCGAGTAGAATCAATAGAATTAGCAGCTAAAATTGAGAGGATAGGAAAGACTAAAGTAGAATCTATTAGAAATAAAAATGAAGCTTCTTTTTATGTATCACTTATTCAAATTGCTTGTTAATGTACAAGCAATTTGAATTTAGTGAAATTCAAGGAATAGTAGTTTTTCTTACCAACCATTAACTGTTGCTTTATGCTCTCTGTTGGGTGATAATTTTGATAGTTACAATGGCAATACGAAGCATACAAAATAATTAAAAAAAGGTATCAATATGAATGAAACAATATTTACCACTTTGATAATTGCTTAAAGAGGATAATTTGATGAGTATAAAATTTGATAGCATTACAAGCGAATTAAATATATCCCGTGCAACATTGCTAAATTGGATAAAAACTGACTGCCTTACTGCTGATAAAAATGGCTTTGTTACCACAAAAAGTTATCATTATTTTAAAGAAAATGTTTTGGGGAAAAACAAACTTAACAAGCGGGCGAATAAGCAATATTTTGATCAATCTAATATTAACTTTAGTGTTAATAAAAACAACGATGCCAATAAAAGTTCCGTTCAATATGAGCAATCATTAAGTATTGCCGAGAGAAATAAACGCGGAATTTATTACACGCCCAACAATTCTATTGATGAAATGTTTTTTGCCCTGCCTTCTTTAAAAAAAACAGATACATTTTTAGACCCTTGCTGTGGCACGGGTAACTTTTTAATAAAAGCACTAGAAAAAGGTATTAAACCTGAAAATATTTATGGTTTTGATGTTGATGAAACCGCTCTTAAAATTGCAAATAATCGTTTTTATCAAGCAACTGGGCAACACTCAAACAATATTAAACTTTTTAATTTATTAGAAGAAAAGCATGAACAGAAATATGATTTTATTTTTACTAATCCGCCTTGGGGTTATAAATTTAACGTACAACAAAAAATTAATTATGCAAATAAATTCAATAAGGGGATTAAAGTTGATTCGTCCGCTTTATTTGTCCTAATTTGTTTAAACATGATGCAAAAAGATGGCATGTTAGGCGTATTACTGCCTGATTCTTTTTTTAATATTGCCTCTTTTAAATCTGTTCGAAAAATTTTATTAAAAAAAACACTCATTCAACTTATAAACCATAATAAACCTTTTGAAGGTCTACAAACTAAGGCATATAGTTTTATTGTTAAAAATAACAATCATTTAACAAATGTTGAATGCAGAACCGAAACAAGCCAACACAGCAGAAAACAAACTGATTTTATTAAAAATCCTAATTATATTATCAATTTTGATGCCACCGAAGTGGAGGCAAAAGTTATTTCCCACCTATATTCATATCCACATCAAACATTGAAAGGCAAGGCAAAGTGGGGACTGGGTATCGTTACTGGCAATAATGCTAAACATTTAAGCATCACAAAAAAACATAACGACAAACCTATTTACAAAGGGATAGATATTGAAAGAGGCAAGATAAAAAAACCACAGTTTTATATTTTTGATGATTTTTCAAAACTACAACAAACTGCTAATAAAAAACTCTATCTTGCCGATAAAAAGATTGTTTATCGCTTTATTAATTCTAATTTAATTTTTGCACTTGACAATAAACAGCGCTATTTTTTAAATAGTGCCAATTTCCTAATCCTTAAAGATGAATTAGCAATAACTGAAGAGCAATTAGTCTTTTTAATGAATACTAAAATTATGAACTGGCTATTTAAAAGACTATTTAGAACAATCAAAGTTCTAAAATCTGATTTAGAAAAATTACCGATTTTTGATGATTTTTTTACAACGCATAATCATTATTGCGAGCAAGATTTACACCAATATTTAAACATAGAAGAACACGATGGAACTTTTAGAGTTAAATAAAGAATATCATTACACCTATATAATTACAAATATAATAGAGAATAAACATTATTATGGTGTTAGAAGTTGTAATTGTAATTCTATAGACATAGTGGTACTTTTTAATAAATAACTCCTTTAGAATTATTTAAAAAAATATAAAGAATTTACTAATTGGTATGCAAAAGTTAATAAATTCTAAAATAAACTATTATAACACTAAAACTATATTATAATAAATTATTAAAAGTAATAGTATTAATAATAAAGAAGGAATAAAATGAATAATGATCGTTTTGATACTTTTGGTATTCCAATAAAAATTGGTGATATTGTAGTTTTTCGTAATACAAATAAAAAATATAATGATTTATGTATCGGTATTATTGAAGAATTTACTCCAAAAGCTACAAATATAAAAATGATAAATACTAAAATTATAATTAATAGACCTTCATCATCTATTATTAGATATAATGAACAAATTAAATATAATAAAGAATTATTTCCAGAATTATATATCTAATATGTAAATAAACCCTTTACATCTAATGAAACTATGTTATAATAGAACTATCAAAAGCAATAATGCTATTGAATATAAGGAATATAATGAATAACAATAAATTTGAAGGATTACATCCTAGCAATTCGAAATATGCAATTGACACACTTGGTGGGAAATTTAAAATGAAATTTACTGTAAGTCCTAATAGGATTTATACTGTTACACAAATCGAACAAGGTGAATATTGTGAATGGGTTCATGTAGATGCACCATTTGGAGAAATAACAACTTTTTACAAGGCTGATTTTGAAACAGAGTTTTATAGAATCTAAATCTTATAATAATTCCCTAAAAATCAATAGAATTAGGAGCTTTAAACAATATAGCCACTTTAATTAGTGGTTTTTTTGATAACTTAGATATAGTAAAATTAGTTAAATTAGTTAAATAATTCAATTTAAACTACTTCCATATTTAAAATAACTATTAATGTAAATTTAATTATATGGTGGAATATCATATTCCTCAAATAATGATCGTAAACCCAGAGTAAGTTTTCCTGATTTTGGGTACTTAGGGAATTTTCTTTTTCTAGAGTAAATTTTCTTCAGTTTATTATAGTATCTTTTAGAAATTTTTTTTTCTTTGGGTTTTTCGGAATGATGTATAATATTGTATGTGCCTTTTTTATAAAAAAATATTAATTCTTCTAACATTTTTATTCTATCGTTAACGTCTTCTGGGTGGTTGTATCTTGTTGTGTTATTCCATATCTTTCCTTCCCAGCAATTACATGCACGACATAATACACCACGTACTAATCCATCACCATCTGGTCCAGACTGTTTAGATTTTAATTTATGTTGGTGATCTAGAGAATACCCAGTGTCTTGTGTAATTTTATTATTACAAACTGCGCAGCATCCATTTTGGTCTTTTAGAATTTCAGTACGCAGTGCAGGAACTTCTGATGCTTTTAATTGTTTGAATTTATTTGGCACTTATATTTATTAATAAATAATATTAATTTATATATATTTTTAAATTAAACTATTTAAGTACTAAAACTATGTTATAATAGAACTATCAAAAGCAATAATGCTGTTGATAAACAAGGAAAGAATATAATGAAAACAGAAATGTATGACACGCTATATGGAATGCTTAAAACTTTAACAATCAAAGAGATTAGAGCTTTCAAATACATTGAGCTAGGTGTTCAAAATGGAGATGATGATATTTATATTGACATCAATAAAAAGCAAGCTGTCGAAATTTTTAAAAAATTGAATTTTATAGTTGTTTATACAATGGACTTAGAAAATGATACTTTGCGCATTAACTAAATTCTATGCGGTTTAACTAACTGGCCCAATGAAACCTATTGATAATAGGTGTGTGGCATATATTTTTAAATTAAACTATTTAAGTACTAAAACTATGTTATAATAGAACTATCAAAAGCAATAATGCTGTTGATAAACAAGGAAAGAATATAATGAAAACAAGATATGAATATTTAGATGTAGAGACATTAAAAAATAAACTTGAAAATCTTTCTAATTACCGTAATACTTATAGTGTTTGGGATTCTGGACTATTTATAACATGTACTCATTATTATGGACCTGCCAGAAAAAATATTATTGAGGCTAAGGGTAAGTTTAATAAACATATTACCGAAAAAGAATTAAAACGAATACTTATACAACTTAGAAAGGCAATTAAAGAGTATAAAGAAGCTGGTTTTTTTGGGGAGGATATTACAGTTGATTTGGAGACAGGTTGGTGGGAATAAGTAGAATTTGAAACCTATTAAATAAATTATTTTTATGTTGAAAAATATAAATAAACAAATATAATAATCATAAGGAGGGCTATTATGGAAGGCACAGGCGGATATTAGAATTGTTTTGGGGATGACATGGCTTCGACGAGGAGTTGGATCTCAAGGACGCATGCCGAGGATAAAGACAACTCGTAAAATATGCTTTAAAAAGATAGTTGCAAACGAAAACAACTACGCTCTAGCTGCATAGCTAGCCGTCGCTTAAGAGTTGTCTGTATTCTTAGGATGACGGTCGCTCACAGACTCGCTAGGATTATTCTTTTCACGTAATTCGGTTAAAACTTTGTTGGGAATCGCTTACTTACATATTCTGATGGTCGGGTGGTAGGTGGCTAACTAAATAGACCAAGCTAAGCATGTAGACTTCTTGTTTGAAAGTTTTCGGACGCGGGTTCAATTCCCGCCATCTCCACCATTTTTTTAGCGAAGTGTCAAAAGTCAAAACTTTAGAGTGTTAAATGAAATAGGGGGCGTTAGCTCAGTTGGTAGAGCATCGGACTTTTAATCCGCTGGTCGAGCGTTCAAATCGCTCACGCCCCACCACATTATTAGTTAACTATTTAAACAGATATTTAGATAAAAGAATCAATATAAACATAAACAAAACTCTGAAAAAAATGATGCATATAAATTAGAAATTAAATTACATAAGAAATTTAATGTTGGAATAAATGAATCATTTTATAATAAAGCAAAACAGACAAGTACTAAGTTTTCAACATTTGGTCTAAAATTTTCTGATGAGACAAAGAAAAAGATGTCTAAAGCTGCCAGGAATCCTAGTGCTGAAATTAGAACTAAAATTAGTAAAGCTATGTTAGGTAAGACTCATACAGATAAAAGTAAAGTTAAAATGAGTTTTGCTCATAAAAGTATGTCTGATGATGCTAAAGCAAAACAGAGAGAAAAAATTAGTAAAGCTATGTTAGGTAGGATTGTTACAACTGAAACAAGACAAAAAATATCTATAACAAATAAAAATAAACCTAAGGTTGAGTGTAAATATTGTTCTGCTAAAATGAATATACTCAACATTATGCGTTGGCATAATGATAACTGTAAGCATAAAATACAAAATCTAGCAAATTAAAGAAGGAATAAAATGAATAATGATCGTTTTGATACTTTTGGTATTCCAATAAAAATTGGTGATATTGTAGTTTTTCGTAATACAAATAAAAAATATAATGATTTATGTATCGGTATTATTGAAGAATTTACTCCAAAAGCTACAAATATAAAAATGATAAATACTAAAATTATAATTAATAGACCTTCATCATCTATTATTAGATATAATGAACAAATTAAATATAATAAAGAATTATTTCCAGAATTATATATCTAATATGTAAAAATAAACCCTTTACATCTAATGAAACTATGTTATAATAGAAATATCAAAAGGAATAAAATCAAACGCGAATATGAAGGAAAAAATTACGATTTTTAATGCAGATAAGTCGTCTTCAAAACACCCATATTCACCATTTGGTGATTTAACATTCATCTTCAAAACATTTGAAGCAACTTCACATTTTGAGATGTATTCAGTTCTAGTTTCAAATTTTATCTTAAATATTCCCCTTGCCAAATTATCAAAACCCATAAGAACATTTCGTAGAAAGGTTAATTTAGAACATTTATATCATCACTCTATTACTTATCTTATTCTTGATATTGATGATGTTCGGAGTGATTTTGATAAGAATATCATTATTGAATATTTTAAGGATTATAAAGTTATTCTAGGTGAATCAAGGTCATATAATGGAATTAATAATTTTAGAATGAAAGGCATTCTTTTTACTAAATCTATTGAATTGAATGATGCTAAAATTGCATTATCTAAAATTCACCATGATTTAAAAAATGTTTGTACGATAGATGAAAGTGTTACTCGTAAATCCACAGCCAATGCACCAATCCTTAAAAATAATATAATCATTAATAATGAAGATGGTATTTTATTTAAGTTTATTAAAAAAGAAGCTATCGAGCAAATTAAAAGTGAATATATTGGAGATGGTATAAAAATTCCTATAAAAGACCTAGAAGATATTGAAGCAGATTCGATGGAAAAATTATGTCTTAAAGTATATCAATTATTGGGATTCATTGCTATTAGGAATAATTCAAATGGAAGTATTTCATTTAAGCACCCATCAGAGAGGAAAACCCCAATAGGATATTTCTGGTTCAGTACATCCCCTTATACAATGCACCATAATAATAGCACTAAATCAGTTAATATTTTTGATAGTGTTAGGAAACTACCACTCGCTAAAGAATTAATGAAGAAAGAAATTAGTTATGATGATGAATTCCTTAATTTTGATACTAATACATCTGTCTTGACTCTAAATAAAAAATATCTTGAAGTAACTAATATAGTTAATGATAAGATTCAATCTTTCTTAGCAGAAAGAGAGGGATTATTTTCTATTCGATCAGCTATGGGCACGGGTAAAAGTACAATTATCCATCATATAATTAATGAATCCCACGAAATAGATATGAAAGTTCTTATTATTACTAATCGTATTTCTGTTGCTGAGGATTTTAGAAAAAAATATAGTATTAAAATTTATAATCAGGATAAATATGAAATAGGTGATTCACTAATCTGTCAATATGATTCCTTGTGGCGCTATAATATTAAGTTTTTTGATATTGTTGTTATGGATGAATTTATTTCATTGATGACACATAGTAGATCTAATTTAAATAATAATCCTATAAATATTGCTAAATTCTTCGCATCATTCAGTAAAAAATTAGTTATTGCAGATGCTTTTTTGACTGGTTATGAGAATTTTTTACTATGTAATAAAGAAACAAATTTACATATGATTGATAATATATACCGTGATCCAACTATATTATATAGTTATGATAATCTAAATTATTTTATTAACTCATTAGTTTTTCATACTCTGAAACATAAAGTAACAGTTAGTGCTACATCATTAAGTTTCATCAATAGTTTGCAGATGTTATTGATGAAGCGTGGATTAAAGGTTGTCTCATTAACTGCACAAACACCACAAAGCACTAAGAATTTAATATATAAATTGTTTGAAAAAGATGAACATGATAAGTGGGATGTATTAATTTATTCACCTACTTTAACCGTTGGTGTGTCAAATTTGAATAATGTTCCATATCACTTTCATTACGATAGTTCAATGAGTACAGATGTTATTAGTTCAATTCAAATGGTTAAACGTACTCGTAAAACAAAAGAAATACATATGTTCATTAAAGAAAGAACTAATTATTTAAAAACTTCATATAATAATATTCGTGATGAGTACATAGTCAATATCGGAAAATATATAGAACAAAATTATCTATTTGATATTGACGATTATGGTGAAGCTAAATTATCGGAGATTGGAAAAAAAGCAATTAAGATTGATACTTTCAAAAATATTCTTGAATTTAATCATAAGGAAGCTATGCAATGGTTATTAAAATATCATTTCCTTAAAGAACCACGTAAAATTAAAACTACATTTGGAGCAAATATTCTATCTAAATATAAAAAACAAATAAAAGAAGATAATGAAGTATTATTAACAAACAACATTGAACAATTTTTAATGTTAAATAATATTGAAAAAACTTCATTATTAATTGATACTGATGCTAATAAAACAATGAAAATTCTAGCACAAATTGATAATGAAATCAAAGATTGTGATTCAAGAATTAAATCAAAAATCATCAAATATTCATTAAATGATAGTGGGTTTATTAATAAATGTAAATATTATAAAGTAACCTTTAATTATACTAAACAAATTTGGGACGATACAGACATCAGTAATTTAATTTCAAATTCAGTTATTAATGGAAAAAATGATGATATTCATTTCTTTAATACATTATTATCATATGGACAACATGAGATATATGATGAGTATCTACCTAAACATATTAATAAAAATAAACATCTAAAAGTTATTCTTGATAAGTGCGGATATAAAATGACTAAACAAAATCAACCAAATACAATTGGTCACCGAGGATATAATGTTAATACAAAAATTAAGGAATATTATGGATTTATACGTTAGAATATGATAATGTTTTACTATACCAAAAGTTTATTCATGCACTAAAATAATAATTATAAAATGAAAATAGTAAAAGTAACAAATAAAAATATAAAGAATATAATTAAAGACCTTATTGATAAATATGGTGTTAGTGTAGACCTTAATCATCTTGATGTTGGTAGAGTTACTGATATGAGTTGGATGTTTGCTTCTTGTTCTAAGTTCAATGGTGACATTAGTTCCTGGAATGTTGGTAATGTAACTGATATGACAGGTATGTTTTATAAAGCTAAGATTTTTAATCAGGATATTAGCAAATGGAATGTTGGTAATGTAACTAATATGAATAGGATGTTTTCTAATTGTACTAATTTTAATTCGGATATTATTTCCTGGAATGTCAGTAGAGTAACTAATATGAATAGGATGTTTGCTCATTGTACTATTTTTAATTCGGATATTAGTTCTTGGAATGTCAGTAAGGTAACTGATATGAGATGGATGTTTACTCATTCAGATTTTAATGGTGACATTAGCTCCTGGAATGTTAGTAATGTAACTGATATGAGAGATATATTTGCTTATTCAAAATTCAATGGTGACATTAGTAAATGGAATGTTGGTAATGTATCTAATATGAGTTGTATGTTTTCTCATTGTACTAAATTCAATTCGGATATTAGTTCCTGGAATGTCAGTAATGTAACTGATATGAGAAGTATGTTTCGTAATTCAAATTTCAATGGTGACATTAGTTCCTGGAATGTCAGTAAAGTATCTGATATGGAAAATATGTTTGCTTCTTGTTCTAAGTTCAATGGCGACATTAGTAAATGGAATGTTAGTAATGTAACTGATATGAGAAGTATGTTTGGTAATTCAAATTTCAATGGCGACATTAGTAAATGGGATGTTAGTAAAGTAAAGAATATGAGATGGATGTTTGCTGATTCAATTTTCAATAGTGACATTAGTAAATGGGATGTTGGTAGAGTTACTGATATGAGAGATATGTTTGCTGATTGTACTAATTTCAATAGTGACATTAGTTCCTGGAATGTTAGTAGAGTAACTACTATGAGTTATATGTTTCGTAATTGTACTAAGTTTAATGGTAACATTAGCTCCTGGAATGTCAGTAATGTAACTGATATGAGTTGGATGTTTGCTCATGCTGATAATTTTAAACAGGACATTAGTTCTTGGAATGTCAGTAAAGTAACTGATATGAGAAGTATGTTTGCATATGATAATTTTAAAAATGTAGATATTCTTAAAGAATACTTCGATGGAAATATTCCAGAAGGAAAGATTATTGATATTCTCAAAGATAAATATCCAGAGGAATTTATATAATAAATTGATTTAAGTATTAAATCAATGTTATAATAGAACTATAATTAGCAATAATGCTATTGAATAATAATTATAAAATGAAAATAGTAAAAGTAACAAATAAAAATATAAAAAACATAATTAAAGACCTTATTGATAAATATGGTGTTAGTGTAGACCTTAATCATCTTGATGTTAGTAAAGTAACTGATATGAATTATATGTTTGCTTCTTGTTCTAAGTTCAATGGTGACATTAGTTCCTGGAATGTCAGCAAGGTAAAGGATATGAATGGACTGTTTTATAATTGTACTGATTTTAATCAGGATATTAGTTCCTGGAATGTTAGAAATGTAACTGATATGAGTTGGATGTTTTCTCATTGTACTATTTTTAATCAGGATATTGGTAAATGGGATACTAATAAAGTATCTGATATGAGTTGGATGTTTGCTCATTGTACTATTTTTAATCAGGATATTAGCAAATGGAATGTTAGTAATGTAACTGATATGAGAGATATGTTTGTATATGATAATTTTG